TTTTTGGCACTGGCACGTTGATTCGTACACACAGAAAGTTGCACGTAAGTTGGGAAGATGTCTCTATCTGCCAACTGTTGTGTTCAAAGCAAAGAAGATGTTTGACGATACAGGTGAACAAGTGCGTAAACACTTAAACATCAATAATAGGGATAATTTTGTTTGGGATAAGGTTAAGAAAAGACACCTCAATACAGATATCAAAGCACTGCAGGATTTTATTAAAGATCAGCAAACTCCATAAAGCATTTATTTTTGCGTGTCTTTTGTATGAAAAGATTCAATGTGATCCTGTTACAATCTTGATCACTTTCATATGAATGCCATGTTTTATTCTCCTGTCCACAGAATATAAATGTGCTATTCCTTTTCCATTCTGCTTCTTTAACAAACGATACTGAGTTATTTGTCTTATACATTTTTGTCCCTACATTTTTTTCAGGTGTAATGTATGTGACAGAACTCCATATTTTTTCCAGTCCCTCTTGGTGTACATGGAATTTGTATGGCAACTTTGGAGTAATTGAAACGTGTGCGTTCACTCCAAGTTTTTCATATGATCTACTGGCAGGATATACTCCAACAAGTTTCTTTATATTTCTCAACAGGTTAGTGCATATGTCTACGGTCTCGTCGTAGAAATCTATGTCCCAATCTTTGTATTGATCTGGAAATATATGATGTAGTTCTGTTGTATCGAATTTTAAATTTTTATCGCAACCTTCCTGTAACTTTGTAAACGCATTCTCACTCAGGGTGTCATCAATTACCTGGTACGGCCATGGTTGCAACTGCACCTCAGTTTGTAAACATTTCTCTACAAATCTTTCACCTTCACTCATTTATGTCCAATCCTTTTTTTATATTTAAATACATCTCGTTGTTTATGTCTATTTGTACACATGGTCTCCTAGGAAAGAATTTCTTCCGTTCAACAATTTTAATTTCTTTTGATGCTGTAATAAAAATTGCATTTGGATTGTAGGTTATTGTTTTATCTTTTAATAATATATCATTTCCAGCAGATCTATCAGCTCGTTCTCGGAAGAACCATAAGCATGTAATATCCTTTGAAAGATCTATGTCCTTAAGGTCGTTATGAAACTGACAAGTTAAGTTGTGTGTCTCTTTAAATTTTGTCCAGACTGTACCCTCGAAACGTGTTTGATTCTCATATAGATCATCGTACTCGGCCAATTTACGTATCTGTTCTCCGATGATGTGTTCCACTGGATCTGTATGATAATATTTTTTGTTTAGTCTTTTGAAAAATTCCATTATGCACTGAACAGGTTGATGACTTCTTTCTTCCAATCGTCGGAGTACTCGCAATCCCTGTAACCATCAAACCATGGTCCGCCCTCTGTGTAGTGTAGTATTTTTGGTGCACCATCTTTTGGTTCTTTGTACCAACCCACTAACCAGTTGTATTCATGTGGTAGTGATCCAATATCTGAATCTTCTAACCAGCTGAATCTGTGTAGGAATTTTGGAGTCTGTTTATTCAGGAACTCTGGAGTCAGTATTTTATTCTTCTCATGCCCGCAATTCCAGAGCACCATGCTTGACCAATTTTTCCTTGGATATGCAGTCTGCACTTGTCCGTCCATCTTGATTGATCCCTCTTCCGGTGTGTAATCGTGTTGCACACATACCACTGCCTTTGAATCATCACAGTACTGTTCTAGTTCTTTTGTTGGTATCTTCCAAAGGAAATCGCAGTCACAGAACACCGCCCAACCTTTGTAGTTGTTAAGATGCGGAACAAAGAATCTTGTAAACGTGAATTCTGTTGTTGCCAGTTTGTCAACTTCACGAGTGTAGATACCTTGCTGTCTCATCTCGTTCTGTTTGAGTGGTTGTACTTCTGCTAATGGATCTCTACGTTTGATAGAGTGTTCACACACTTGGTATGAAATGTCTTCTCTTGAATCCCAACCTACATAAATTTTCATTTGGATAATATCTCGTGTATTTGTTTCCAATTATTTACACGTATGATCTCGGGGTGATTAAAATCTCTGTTGTATGGATGATCGATTAATATGGGCTTTAAACCGTAATTGAGCCCGGCTAAAGCGTTCTTAGGCTTGTCCTCGACCCAATATAGTCCGGTGTCATGAAACTCCGATAATGCTGAATCTTTATCTGCTCCTGTACCTAGTATATGGTAATTCTTAAAGATATGCTCACCAAATAATTCACCTAGTCTTTTCTTACGTAGACACTGTGCTGGTATGTCCGATGTCTGTGATGTTATCGGTACAAACGTCCATCCTTCTGCCGCAAGTAGTTTGACCCACGTCTGTGATTCTAACATTGGTCTTTGTGTGCCCATCCAGGCACTCCTGTTGAACTCTCTGATCTCTTGTCTAATTGTATCTTTACTAACACCAAATCTGTGAGCCATCTCGTAGTCGTCCTGCCCTATGTCTACTAACTTGTAAGGATAATTTCTAGTTCCATTTTCGTCAAAATATGATCGTAGCTGTAACCACTTGGTGAAATGGTGTTCCCATTCCAACAGCACACCGTCTACATCTGTGAGTATTATTCTATTAGATATCGGCATCTTCCATGCCCGCTACTCTCAATTTAACAATGTTCGTTATTTGCCATTGTTTTTGATCCAAGCCTTTGGTGATGGATAGCCACTGATTTCTTATCAGTGCAAAGTCGTTGATTATTTTTGTCATGTCAACAACATCATCTTCCCCGTCAACAAATTTTGTTGCATCATTACTGCTTAATGCTCTATTGTAGTTTTCAAGGAATTTTCTAAAAGTTTTAGATCTCAATCTTCTTAGTTCTATGTTTAGGTATTCTAGTATGGCTTCTAGTTGTTGTAGTTGTCCAAATCTTTCCTCAACTATGCCAGGCAATGAAGCGGCCGCTCTCTCTAGATTGCCATATATCTTGCACTGCTTCTTTGCTTCTATTAGTTCTAGATCAAAGTATGCTACACAATCAGGTATCTTAGATAGGTTTCTACTTACTTCATTGTACCAGTTTATCATTCATCCTCACTATATCCATCTTCGTCCACTTCCTCTTCTTCGAACACAGTTGCTATTGCTTCTTCAAGTTTTGGATCGTATTCTGCAGATGCTTTTAGTTCGTCATGCTCTACACCGATGTCCTCTAAACTTTTAATGAAATCAATAGCCATGTCCAATTTCTGTCTCTCGGGGACGTAATGCACAATGGAGTTCCACAAACGTTCAATATCTTCGTGTGTAAAGTCTATCATTTATTTCGTTTCTTTAATTGGTTCAGCTTTTTTAGTTTTTATTTTAGCTTCTGGCTCTTCAACTTTGTCAGCAAAGTCTGTGTCTTCTTTGAAGTCTGCCATTAGCATATCTAATTTATCACCTATCCATTGTTTCCTGAAATCGATATGTTCTTTACCTGCTTTATCGATGTATTTCAGTCTATTTCCTTGTTGTACTAGCACACCCTTCTTCTCAAATAGGTCAACTAGTCCACTGTATGGGTTCATACCTGTTTCGTATGGAATCTTAACCTGTACTGATTCAAAAGGTTTAGAGTATCTTGTTTTCATGACTTTACAAGCGGCTCTTATACCTCTCACATCTGTGACTTTGTTACCGTCTAGATCTTCTTTCAATTTAAGTTTCTTCATTGCAATAACGATTGAACTGGCATAGATAAAGCCTTGTCCACCTGATATCTTGTCATCTGGATCAAACATATCCTGTGATGCATATGTGTGGTTGGTTGCTATAAGTCCAACGTTCCACGAACCAAACATGTTAACACAGTTTCTCACAAGTGCTGTCAGTGCCTTGGGTTTTCTACCCAGGTCACCTTTCATATCACCCGCTTCGAATTGATTGACGTCAGTTGGTGTGAGCATCATGCCCAAACTGTCTATAACAAATAGTACTTTAGGTGCACCCTCTTTGTCGTCTGAGTGTGCTTCCTTGTAACCTTTCATGAACTCTGAGATAGTTTTCGCTACATCATCAATCATTGATATACTTAATTTTAGAAGTTTATCTTCTGATGTGTCTACTTTCAATGCTTGTAACCATTTCTCATCTAGTGCGTTCTCCGTATCAATTAAGATAACAAAGATACCTTGATCCTGTGCATTCTTGATTATGTTCCCTGATGCTATGTAAGATTTACCTGCTCCAGATTCTCCTGCAAGTACAGTTACCTTACCTAGTGGAATTCCTTTGTTGAAATCGCCAGTCATCAAATAGTTTAATGCGTAATTTCCTGTTGATATCCAATCTGTGGGATCGCTAAATCCTATGCCCAGACCTTGGATTGATTTTGTAATGCTTTTTCTAAATTTAGTTGCGTCAAATACTTTTGTCATAATTTTATCCTTTGTATATCATATATTAGCATACCTAGGCCCTAACGTCAATATCAGGGCCTTGGTAAAATGTCAGATTATTTTGCTTGTCTTGATCTAATCAACTTCAGGATGTCCTCTGCTCTCTTGGCACTGTCACCTGCAGGAGCCGCCGTTACCGGAGCCGCTGTTGGTTGTGGTGCTGGTGCAGATTCAGTCACTGGTGCCGCCGCTGGGGCAGTTTCAGTTACTGGAGTTGCTGTTGGTACAGTCACTTGCGGTTTAGCTTGGTAAGCCATTCCAGCAGGTCTGTAATACTGTCCATATTGCTCTAGATCGAAAGCTTCACCTTCTACAGATTTCTCAAATAATTCTTTAATTATTTTTACTTCTGCATCAGTTGGCTCTTTTGGTCTGAAGTCACCTAGGTTGTGTAACCCATGTGTTTCTACTGCGGCTCTTTCTGTTTCGTCCAGAGCTCTTTCTCTTCTTGACCAT